CTAGAGATTGTTGTATCTCCGTTGGCCTGAGCCAAAGCTGGTAAAGTAACGCCAGTACTTGCTTCAATTTCAGTCGCTCTTGCAATAGTGGCGGGCAAATTAGGGTTAGCTTCCAAAGCTGTTGTAGCCTGTTTTGATGCTCGTCCAGCGGCTGTGGCTTGAGTTACTTGATTAGCAATATCTTTAGTGGAAGAGAATAAAGAAGGGAGGCTTCCAGCACTTTCAATAGCACCACGTACAAGGCTAAAAGGAGCAGCGGCAACAGCGCCACCTGCCATGCCCGCAAGAGCTCGTCCTGTTTCACCATATTGTTCAGGAACCTGTCTAGCAGCTAATTCACCACCTGCACCAGCGGAAGCGCCAAGAACACCTTCGCCAATCAAAGCTCTACCAGAAGTGGGTAGTAACACACGAGCAGCTTCAGAAGCATAGGGAGCTACTTTAGAGCCACGGGCAAGCAGTTGAGCGCCTCTAGCGGCAGCACCTAAAATGGGAACAGCGGCTGCGCCCTCAAGAGCTGCTTGTGTCAATGTACGAGGCTCAACTGAGGTTCCTGCTGAAGGGGTAGGGCCTTGACCTGAGCCTCCTGTGGGTATTAAAGCAGAGGCGTCTGAAGCCATGCCAAAATCTGCGCCAGTGGCTAACTTGTTTTGAATAGCAAAGCTTCGAAGTTGATCCTGAGTGTAATCATCAGGGACATTTCTTACAACTGTGCCGTTAGGTAGACGTACATCCATTATTGGGCCTTTTTACCAAAGTCTTTAAAGTCCACGATTTTACCACCACCGCCAGCACCTGCGCCGACATTTGTCTGACCAGTCCCAGAATAATCGGGAAACATCATTCCTGTGTCAATATTAGGGTTAATTCCTTTTGCGGCAGCGATACGGCTATTTCGTTTTTCAGCAATACGACCACTAGCCGTCTTTTCCAAGTAACTTGCAACAGCAAACAAAGCTTTTTGTGTGTTAGCGTCAGGTACGCCTACAGTCTTCTTTTCAATCCAATCACGAACACCGCCAATCAAAGTTGGATCTATACCAATACGGGCAATATCCTCATTTGAAAGTTTACCTTGTCCTACAGCTTTAGCAGTCTGTGTACGTGCTGCTTCCCATGCGGAAGGATTATTAGAGGTGGCTGCTTGATTAATTAAACCTTTAGCCGTACCAGCTAAGTTTTTTACTTCGACATCACTTTCAACAGCTTTTTCGTAACTAGAAATAAGGGCGTTAACATCAGCTGGTATTTTAATCTCAGGCATGGTGACATTAGATGTAGTACGATCAACACTTCCGTCAAAAGGTACACGTATTTGTTTAGTTGGATCTTTAGGATCCTGTTTTACAATAAACTGAGTACCTGTACCTACATCAAAGTAGACAGCTTTACCAGTACTTTTAGCAATACCAATCTCTTTAATATTACCGCTTGTACTCCCAGCTGTTAGGCGAGCTAGCTCAGTCTTGTATGTATTATTCCACTCAGGTGTACCACGCTCAGCACCAGAGGCATCTGCACCCGCTGCGGCGTTCTTTTGTTCGTTAGTGAGCTTCTCCGCAGTCTTAGCTTGAGCTTCAGCTTCGGTCTTACGCATCTCAAGAGCCCGTTGACCTAAGATCATGGCTTGTTGCTGCATACCACGCTTTTGTAGTTCTGAAGCCAAAGCAGCTACACCACCTGAGGTGTTTGTGTCGTATTTACCTGACAGTTCTTGCAGTACTGACCTAGCCTTCATCTGAGGGTCTTCAACACCGAGCATACCTGCACCTGCGTTAGCAAGACCTTGTACACCTGTTTGAAGACTCACACGAGCTTGTTGATAAGGGTCAAGCCGAGCCTCTTGTACAGCTTGGTTGTAGAGAGCTTGACGCTGTTGTTCTTGGTACTGTTCAGGGGTAGTGAATAACCCTGCTACCATTGAGTCTTGTGTTGCTGCCATTGTGTCTTTCCTTAACTTATCCGAAGAAGCCGCTAAAGTTAAAATTATTGAAATCAGTTGGACTATAAAAATCGCTAAAATCAGTTCTAAGCATGGGTATGGATCCACTGGTGTCATTATAGCCGCCGAAGTCCATACCGCCGCCAAAACCGCTTGTGTTTATATCTGACTCAAACTGAGGTTTAAAATAATTACCAATACTTGTCATTGTACCGTCAGGTAAAGTTATTTGACCGTTTCCGCCACCACTAAAACCAGTATTATCGTTAAATCCGCCACCACCGAACAAACCACCTAACAAGCCTCCTGCGGCTGTACCAAGAGCTGAGGTAGCTGTAGGAGTCTTACCGAGAGCAGACATAATATCTGCAAATGGGCTTACTTGGTTAGCACGTAGCATCGCATCAGCAGCAGCCTTCTGAGCTTCGTACTGACGTTGACCACCTGTAGCATTAGCTTGTTGGAACTTTGTCGCCAAGTCAGTAGACATACCGAAAGGCTGTTGACCGAGGGCTTCCACACTTGTAGAAGTTCTGAGGCCAGCGTTGAATGGGTCGTAAGCGCCTGTGAGCAAGCCTTGACCGAATGTAGTCTGTGCTCGACCTTGCTGTTGAGCCTGAGCAGCCAAGTTCAAATCTTGGATAGCACGAGCGTTAGCCAGAGCTTGTTGTTCAGGGTTAGCAGCACCTAAGTTACCGCCTTGGGCAACTGAGACACCTGTTCGACCTGTTTGTTGGAGTTGGTTAGCTAAACGAGCTGACTCCATGTCACGGCTAGGTGCTAGGAGCGCTTGTTGGCTAGCCATGTACTGCTGTGCAGCAGCCTCAGGAGACTGAGCAATGTAGCCACGACCTAAGGCTTGCAAGTTAGCTGCATCAGCAAGAGACTGTTGACCACCAGCCATGAGCTGATTCTGGTACTGTTGCAGCTGAGGAGACAAGTTGTAACCAGCAGAGATTAACTGACCTGTGGCAGGATCAACTTGGAAGTTAGATGTACCAAAGGTAGTTGTAGTACCTACAGGACGGAACTGAGAAGCCGTAGCTGACTGTTGTCCAGCTGCACGAAGAGCATCAGCTTGTGTCTGAGCAGCTTCTTTGTTGACTTGCTGCTGTTGAAGACCGCCACCAGAGGCTAGCAGGAAAGGCAACAACTGAGAGAACATGCCTTGAGACTGGTCTTGTTGTGTCTGCCCCGGAGCGTTGTTAATATAGATAGGTTGCGGCCCCATCATAGATCCACCAGCACCATACCCACCTTGAGCGGGCATGTAGTTATTCATCATAGAAGTAGCAGGACGAGGGGCTGCACCACCACCACCCATTGCGCCACTAAGAGCGCCTCCAATCAAAGGGGCGTAGTTACCTGTAGCTAAAGCTAGGCCAGCACCGAGAGGGTTACTTGCAACACCTGCAAGAGCATTACCAGCGACATCGCCTACACCGCTAACAAGGTCGCCAGCTGCGTCGCCTACAGAGCCGAGAACATCTCCAACAAAACCACCCATATTATTCCCCCTGTGTACGCTTAGAAGCGTAGATAAAGCCTTTAGAGCCATCGTTTAACATAATCTGTCCTTTTGATTGCCAATTAAATGTTTTAGCAAATTTAGTAAGTTTATGGTTATCTTCTTTGATGAGGGCCATGAGCGGTACGCTAACTAAATCTTCGAGCTTGCTTAAATCTTCTTTGTATCTCTTCTTCACATCCGCTGTCCACTTTAAGATGTCTGTGTGGAACCAGAGATGGTTATCAAACAATTCCAGATACATGACATACTCGCCACGTATAACAACTGGAACCTTACATTGTGCCGTTAGAGATGACATTACCGATAACAGTGAAATTACCTGAGCTATCAATCTTAGCTACGCTAGTGCCGCTCACCTGAATAAACAAGACACCTGAAGTCTCCACGAAACCGAAGACAGTGAAGTCACCATCGGCCTTAGAAGCAATAGCTGTGGCAATGTTATTGAACTCAGTGTCAATCTCAGTACCACGTACAATCTTGGCTGAGTTACCAGTGGATAAGCTATCCTTAGCTGCGAAGTTAACGCTTTTTGTGTAATTACTCATGATGATAAAATCTTTCCGTTCTTAGCTAGAATCTCTACCTTTTGAATGCTCAAAGGTGAGCCATTAATGTACGCATCAAAACCTGTTTGTACTACCTTACCTGAGCCTGTAGGATAAGCTTTCAAGACTGAGAGAGCTTGACCACTAGAGTATTCAAATCCGTAATTGTATTCGCTTTGACCGTAGTAAGCAATAGTATTAGATGGAATAGTTACGTTTTGAGGGTAGAAGTTACCTGTAAAGTCATAAGCCCACTTAATCGTGAGAGCTTGTCCGTTACCACCGATAACAGTTACCAAGATTGCCTTCAAGATTGAGGTAACAGAGGGAGAACCAAAGTCAGTATGGTTAGTGTGGTACTGCATCTGGTAAGTAGAAGCATTGTCTAAGTAACCAGTGTAAGAACCAATGTAACCTGCTTTACCTAACAACAAAGTACCGTCTTGCTTAGCACAGAAGCTTCTAGGCTCAATAGAGTCCCATGTTGTTACCCTTGCTGCACCATTCTGTAACTCAGCCTTAGTGTCAAAACAGTACACTTGCTTAGCGACAGGAAGAGACAGTAAGTAGAAAGCATCAAGAGGGGAATGAACTGCTTTGATGTCAGCAGCTACTTCAGCATTTAAATAAGCAATCAAGTCATTACGGACGTTCTTGCTGAGCTCACGCAAAGGAGCTGACTTCTCTTGAATAGTGCGCTGCAAGCTACGGACACCTGTCTGAGACAAGAAGATGATGTCTGAGCCAGTGTTAGCAATGGAGTCCCTAGCGATACAGCCAATACCTGTGATAACGTCGGAGAGAGCAAAGGTGGAAGCTGAAGGATCAGTAGCCCCTGAGTAGACAAGGATGTTGTTCTTACCGAAGACATACAGAAAGCCGTTGTGAGCACCTAAGGCTACAACTGAGTCTCCACCCTTAGGCCACACGGTAGTGGTGTCTAGAGTACCAGCTAAACCTGCTGCCCAGTCGTAAGGCTGCTTAGTATCACACCACTGGATAGTCACCTTATCAGTAGTAGTACCTACGTTCCAAAGACGACCATAAGCACTGATAACAGCGTTAGCAAGCTGCACAGTACCTGCGTAGCCAGCCATCTCAGAGATACGGCGATACTGTGTCGTAGATGTCGATGGGTTAAACTCTAGAGGTGTGTAGCCCTCTTGGAACAGGTAAAGGCCTCCACCGAGGGAAGCCATCTGCCAGTTACTAGCTGTGATTGTAGGGGCTGTACCGCCGCCACCGTAAGTCAATTCAGAGAGCGTAGTGCCTACTAACTTAAACAGCTTGTTGTTACCTGCACAGATAGTGTAGCTTGTACCATCTATTGTAATCAATTCACCGATAGCTTTAACATCAGCTGACCCTAGAGCAGCTAAAGTTGCATGTGATGGCGACCACCCCTTACGAGCACCGATACGCCCATACTGGTCAATAACGCAGTTAGTAGCTGTAAGAGCGTAACCTGAAGTTAAGTCTAAGCTACTATCCTGAGTATTTAACCCATAGAAGCCGGGAGCGTTAATGGAGTAAGCCTGTATTTGCTGTGCCATTATACTGGACGCCACATTTCATTTTCAGGGGAACGAGCAAGCTCAATGGCGATAGCATCAGCCAAAGACTTCTTACCTACTGCGTAGGCCTCTGAACTACTTAAGCCACCATCTTCACCACGTTCAACCAGAGCCAGTGCCTTAGCAATCAAGACAATAGGGTCTTTAGGGAGCTTAGTTGTATCACCATCGTTAACGAAGTCTTCCTCAGGGACGATCAAGCTGAAACGTATGTTATTGACACCTACTGGAATAGGGTAGAACATGACTTGTGCGTCACCGTTGCTGTTAACACCGCTAAAGGCGTATTCGCTAGGATCTGCATTCTGAGGGTTAGCTGTACTGAACACACGGCGCTCAATAGCGTCAACAGTCGAAGGCAACA